ATTAGATTTAGTGGTTATATTCATAGTGATAAGATAGATGGTAAACAATATCCAGCTATATTAATTCGTAATGGAGAAAATGCAGATTCACAACAAAATAATAAAGTATTTGGAACAACGATTGAAGATATTAATAAAGATGGTACTTCAATTCAAATTACATCAGGTGAATATAGTACATTATATGATTCCACCACTATAAAAGTTAATAAAGAAGCAATTGCTAAATATCCATCATCGGATGATTTAAAAGGAAATCAATTAGTTGTTAATAGTGGTAGATTAATTTTTTCATCAAAAACAGCTGAAACATTTTTGTTTAGTAAAAAAACATTTAGTATTTTTACAGATGATATTGTTACCATAGATACGGAAAAAGGATTTAATCTTATTTCTCAAAATGGTAATGTACAATTACAAACAAAAGGTAGTAAGAATATTGTATTAACAGTTGAGAATGGAAAAATATATGCAGGTAAGGATGGTGCAACACAACAAATGATATTAGGTAATACATTGGTTGATTTATTAACACAATTAATAGATGCAATAAATGCAATGACGATTGCAACTCCATCTGGTCCTTCGGCTCCAGGGCCTATTGATAAATCTCCATTTAATCAAGTTAAGAATAATTTAAAAACAGCGTTATCTAAAACTAATTATTTAATATAATGTCTTGGTCTCAATTTAAAGATGAAGTGGGTGATAAAATGAAAGCAGCAAGTTGGAAAACTTCTGACGAATTTGCCATTTTCTTTACTAGAAAATATGATGAGGCAATGAAGCGTGGTAAAGATGCTACAACCGGCAATCCCGTATTGAAAGGCAATACAGAATTAATGCAACAATTAATTATAAACGCCGGTAATATTGCTTTGGTTGCAAAAACACCAGCGTTTTATAATTCATATTTAACATTATTAGGATTAGCAGTAGTTGGATATTGGACGGGTGCAACATTACAAAAAACAAACACACCGATTATACCTGCAATTGGTACAATATTAAATTTATCAGTAACCGATAACTTAGTTACTACTCCTGGTAAATTTGGTAGTGGATATACGCCACCCATAAAAGAGGTTGATATTTTTTTAGATAACTTTATTATGTTAGCTAAAATACATTTACAAACAATTCAAGGGGTTTGTTATACATTATCACAATACATTCCTCCTATGCCAGTTGGGCCTGCTATTATTAATTGGAGTGTGTATATAGTAGAACCTGGACAATCTAACTCTATAAAAGCTGCGCCATTATTTGAATTTAATAATGCAGATTTTAAATTAACAAAAGAAGAAGAAGAGGGTGCAAAAGAAGAAATAAAACAAGCAGATGCAGTTATAGAAAAATATTCAGATGCAGCGGCAAAAGAAGAAACAAAAAAACCTGGTATAGCATTAGAAGACCAAGAGGCAGATTATAGTGGACCTGCGACAAGGACAGTACAAACCGCTAGAGAAATGAAATCATTAGCGGTTGAAAAGTTGGCCACCGGAATGAATGTATCAAAAGGAGTAGACCCTGCCGCATTAAATAATATACAACAATCTACTAAGGATGATGATGTGGGTAAAAGAATTGTAGCATATGCAAAAGCAGCGGCTTCTATTCCTGTAATGGAAACTCCACCCAAATCTAACTATGGTGGGTATGTTACTACATATTTAAATGGAACTGGGATTAATGGGCCTGCGTTTTGGTGTGCGGCTGCCGTTAGTTATTGGTTTAAGCAAGCAGGCGCTAAATCACCAAACTCAGCGGGATGTGCAGCATGGAAAGCATGGGCAATTAAAAACGGATTATGGTCATCAACTCCGGTAATTGGTGCAGCTATTATTTATGCAAATGGAGTAGGACATCCACATCATATTGGTATAGTAACTGACCCTAAACCAAATTCACAAGGTAGGATTACATCAATTGAAGGAAACACAACCGGTGGTGGATTTAATAGAGATGGGGTGGGTGTATTTTTAAAGAACCCAAGATTAGCATCAATTAATGGATTTATTATCCCAAAAAAGAAATAACAAATAATTATATATAGAAAAAACAATTTTATGGACCAAACACAATTAATCAAAGCAATAGTAAAAGTTTTAAGAGAGGATATTAAAAAAACTCTTAAAGAAGAAATACGAAATGCTGTTCACGAAGTGTTAAACGAACAAATTGAAACACCAAAGAAACAAGTGAACGAAAGTTACGAATTTAAATCAAAAGATGATGGTAGCTACGGCACAATCCAATACGGGCAAAGACCACAGGCCGCAAGACCTATGATATCACCGGCTGATTTAGGATATGGAGATAATTTTAAAGAATACGCACAACCCGAAGCACCTGTTGGTGGAATTCAATCGGAGTATAGTTCTTATATGCAAGGACAAGAAGAAGGTGGAATTCCATTAGAACATAAGATGGCAATGGCAGCAAGAAGGAATCCAGAAGCGGCTAATGCGGTTATGAAAGCAATGACAAGAGATTATTCACAATTAGTAAAAAAATTCAAATAAGGGGTAACCTAAGTGGCAATAGTATTAGAAAAGAAATTTGTAATTGATGAACAAGATAAAAGTGTAGGTATTACATTACCACTCACCAAAGGTGATAATGGTTATTTTAATGTGTCTTATACAACTAAAGAACAAATTAAAACTAATATTAAATCTTTAATACTAACTAACAAAGGTGAAAGATTAATGGAGCCTGATTTTGGGGCTGATTTAAGAAAAGTTTTATTTGAACCAATTACATCTGATTTAGATACTATATTAGAAACAAGAATTACTGAAGCAATTAATAGATGGATGCCATATGTTAATATTGAAAGTATTGTATATGATATATCTGATTCATTAAAAGATATGAATAGAATAGATTTAGAATTGAAATATAGTTTGAAATATTCAAATTCAACAACATTAGAACAATTAAACATAGTAATATAATATGGCTCTTAATCCAATAGATAAAAGCTGGTCAACTAATAAAAAGGATATAAAATATACCAATAGAGATTTTAGTTCTTTAAGACAAGCATTAATAGAATTTACTAAAACATATTTTAGTAGTACATACAATGATTTTAGTGAAGCATCACCTGGTATGATGTTTATTGAACAAGCTTCATATGTAGGTGATGTACTTTCTTATTATACCGATGCACAATTAAAAGAATCTTTTATTAATTTAGCTGGTAATAAAAATAATATTTATCAATTGGCGCAAAATTTAGGATATAAACCAAAAATTTCCTCACCGGCTGCTACTACATTAACATTATACCAAACCTTACCTGCAATAAATGGTGAACCAGATGAAAGATACTATTTAAAAATAAATGAAGGTATGGTTGTTAATTCTAAATCATCTCCAACTTTACAATTTATAACAACGGATATGGTTGACTTTGCCGACGCACATAATAGAGAAATTACAATATTTCAAACGGAAAGTACAACTGGTAATGTATTGTTATATTTGGTAACAAAAACAGTAACGGCAGTAAGTGCAACTAGATATACACAAAAATTTGATTTGGGTGAATTTAAACCAAACCCAACGGTTAAAATTAATAGTACAAATTTTATTAAAATAGAAAAAGTAATTGATGAAAATGAAAATATCTATTATGAAGTTCCTTATTTAGCACAAGAATTGGTTTATATAAAATCACCAAATTCAGAATATGCAGAACCAAAACTTTCTCATGGACCGGAATCACCTAAGTATCTTTTAAAGTTACAAAAAACAGCTAGAAGGTTTGTCACTAGATTACTGGATGAACAAAATGTTGAATTAAGATTTGGTAGTGGAAACGCATCTACACCAGATGAATTATTAATACCAAATACTAAAAACGTAGGATTAGGATTAAAGAATTCAATTAATAGAATGGGTGAATCATTTGACCCATCTAATTTTTTAAAAACAAACACATATGGTATAGCACCGGCAAATACAATATTGACAGTTACTTATTTAGCGGGTGGTGGTTTAGTAGCAAATGTACCAAGTGGCGATTTGACACAAATAAATTATACACCATTTAATGAAGATATAATTGCTATAGCTGATATAGATTTACCAACATATCAACAAAGTAAAAATTCATTGGGTGTTGAAAATTTAGAACCCGCAAGTGGTGGTAGAGGAAATGAAACATTAGAAGAAATAAGAGAAAATGCAATTGCAAATTTTGGAGCACAAAATAGAGCAGTAACTAAAAAGGATTATGAAGTTAGAGCATTAGCAATGGACCCAATTTTTGGTAGTATTGCAAAAGCATATGTTGAACAAGATGGAAATATAGATACGGGAGCAGCGCAACAATTACTAAGAAATCCATCAGTTAAAAAAGATTTTATTGGATTAGTTAAAAATTTACAAAAATCATCTGATACTGAGATTATAGATGCATTGGATGTATTTTTAAAAACAAAACAAACATTTGCAGTAGAAAGCAATCCATTTGCAATTAATTTGTATTTATTGGGATATAATACATATGGTAAATTAAGTGTATTAAATTCTACTATTAAACAAAACTTAAAAATATATTTAGAAGAATTTAGATTAATGACAGATGCTATAAATATTATAGATGGGTATGTAGTTAATATTGGGGTTAACTTTGATATAACTGTATTTTCAAATTATAATAAAAGAGAAGTGGTATTAAAATGTACACAAGCAATTGCTAATTATTTTGATATTACAAAATGGAAAATTTCACAACCAATTAATATAAGTGAATTAGAATTAGAAATAGCAAATGTATCGGGTGTTTCATCTGTTCCTAAAGTTGAGGTTGTAAATTTAGTAGATGCGAGTGGAACTATATATTCACAATATTCTTATAATATAGTAGAAGCAACTAAAAACAAAATTGTTTATCCATCATTAGACCCTTCTATATTTGAATTAAAATATCCAGGGAAAGATATTAAAGGGAGAGCATTATAATGATATTATTTTATACCGCATCACAAGATGCAACTATATACTTACAACAACCTTACCAAAATACTGGTATAGATGAAATGTTAGAAATTTCTAAAGTGTATTATGGTGGCACACCTGATACGAGTAGAGTATTAATTCAGTTTGATACTACTGAAATATCTAAGAGTATAGCAAATCGTACAATACCAAGTGGTTCATTTACTGCATCATTGCAATTAAAAATAACTAAAGCAGACGAAATTGCCGCGAGATTTAATGTAGAGGCATATCCAATTTCTCAAAGTTGGGAAAATGGTACTGGTACTCGTTTTGATAACATTACTACAAATGGTGCAACCTGGTATTATAAAAATGGAGATGACACTTCTACTATTTGGAACAATACATATGTAGAGGGGCAAGGAGCTAGTTTTAACCCCTTTACAACCGGTTCTCAGAGTGGGCTTGGTGGTACGTGGTTTACCTCATCGGTATCCTCACAATCGTTCCAGTACACCTTAGAAGATATTAATTTAGATGTTACTGAATTTGTTAAAAAATGGAATAGTGGCAGTATAACAAATAATGGTATTATACTTAAGTTTCCAACTGATAAAGAAACTGATTTAGTTGATTATGGTAGTATTAAAATGTTTTCAAAAGAAACTAATACAATTTATCAACCTAAATTAGTTATTACTTATTTAGAAACGGATGTAGTTAGTGGAAGTTTGACAAACATTACTGATTTTATTAATAGCAGTAGTTATGATGTTTCGTATAGATGCTATTCACCAAATTTAAAAACATCATATCAAGAAGGACAAAAGGTAACACTTAAAATTGATGCAAGAGAATTATATCCAATAAAACAATTTAATACTGCCTTTGTATATCAAGTAAAATATTATTTACCATCAACGGCATATTATAGTGTAATTGATACTTTAACAAAAGAAACTATTATAGGATATTCCGATGCAAGTAAAGTTATAAAAGGTCAATTTAATAGTTTAGTAAAATTAAATTTTCAGAATTGGCCAGTTGGTAGAAATTATACATTATTAGTAAAATCAATTACTAGTGATAATGAAGAAATTTTTGAAATCGGTACATTTGATATTTACAAATAATGGCATTAACTAAAAAATATATAGATACAACTAATAGTACGGAAGAAACGATTACTACTAAATTATATTTAGACCAATACAATAGTAATGAATTGTCTAAATCAGTTAATTTACAAGTAACGGAACTTATAAAACCATTGCCTGAAATAAGATTAGATTTAGTTCCTAAACCAATATATGATACTGAATTATCACATAGTGCAGATTTACAAATTCAAGTAAATATGTTAACTGCAGATGTTGATTCTTTAAAAGCAAGGGTTCAGGCGCTAATGGCAGATAGTAGTTCTTTATATCTTGATAATGATAATTTAAGAGTACAAAACGCAGGATTAAATAATAAATTAGGTTCAATACAACAAACTACATTAGATTTAAAATCTAATTTAACAACATCATTAACTAAGGCAATAAATGAAGCAACAGAAAGAACTTCATTAGAAGCAGAGAATACGGGATTAGTTGCACAAAAAACAGCATTAATTAAACAAATAGATACATTAAATAATTTATTAGCGCAAGCAAATGCAAGTTTACAAGTAGCAGCACAACAACTAAGTGCAAAAGCACAGGCGGTAGCAGCAGGTGGTATTGCAACTGGTGAATTATCTACTATTGTATTCGATGGTGGTGACCCTACAAAACGAAAATTAGATGGATTTGATTTTATAAATGATTTTAATGGTGGACCTAATGGAGTTGCTAATAAATTTATACCCGCCGGTGGTAATTTAAAAACTGCTTGGAGTGCTTATTTTGATATAGTAGTTGGACCAAAGGATGTAACTGTAATGGTAGAATGCGCCGCCGGTTATAAACAACTTCCATTTGATTTTGGATTTACATTGCCAATTACATTAAAAGCAAACGAAACAAAACGATTTTCAACAGAAAACCCTAATTCAGCTTGGACTACAGGGAATGGAGGTACTTACAGAGAACACTGGTGGAGTTCCAAAGGACCATCTAGAACTGATTGGACTTTAAAAATTACAGTTAAAGATGTGGATGCTAATGGTAAAAGTGAAGATAAAAAATTCACATTTAGAACACATAAATATTAATATATGTCAATAAAAGATTTTAAAAATATTGAAAACATTAATCTTAATTTAGATTCAACTGCGCAATTAGTTAGTTCTAAAGATTTGAATGTATTTAAAACAATAGCTAAAAATGTAACTGATTTTGGAATGTCAAAAAATGATGTTATTGAATTTAGATTATATGATTTAGCTAATAACTTATTACAACAAACAAATGGTGTGACGGTTAGATATATTCATAAAGATAATTTAACAAAATATCTTAAGAGTGATATAGACCCATTAACTCAAGAAAAAGTATTTGATATTGATGTTGAAAAATTGGTGAATGATGCGGGATATGGTAATGGTGAATTTAATGTAGTATTTAATTTTGTTAAAAACTATATTGGATTGGATGATAAAAAACAAAGAGTTTGG